GGAAAAATCAACTTGACAATTCACTAAAGCTCATTTCATCAATGGCTGGTTCTGAAAATAAATATAAAGTTGATAAGTTTGGTATTGATATAATAGAAAATATATTATCAGAGGATATTTATAAAATGAATAGAATGATTAAGAAAATTTTAGAGATTTCTGAAATAGATGATTCAAGTTTTAATACTACCATATCAACTATGGGTAAATCAGAAGAACAAATAAACTCACTATTTAAGGATACATATGATGTTAGATAAAAAGACTTGTAAAAATGAAATAGTTAATAAAATGTTCGAAGAAATTAAAACAAAATACATTTTTGAAGCATATAAAAAAGTAAATGATGTAATCTTAGAACAAGATGAAGAAAGAGTTTATCAATTTAAATGTGGTGTTTTAGAGTATGAGCAGTTTAAACTTAATTTGTCGATTCCTTCTGATCAAGTAGATAGAAGTAATTGTTTAGGTACATATATAAATATAAAAATACCTCAATATGAGAGTATAGGAGTATTGTTTATGCCACAAGAAAATGGAATGTTTAAGTATAGTCCAACTTGGGGTTATAACGTAGAATATTTTAATAAAATAGAAATAAATATTGAATATACATATGAACAATGTATAAGTATGGCAAAGGAAATAATTGATTTATTTCTAAAAGCATTTTCAATGAGACAGAAGCTTATAGAAAAAATTATTAAATTAAAATATAAAAATATTGAAGAAGATATAGGGTTTCAAAAAATTGAAATAGAGTTTACACCACCTGTTACTGAAAATAGGAATTCTTATTTGTTTTATTATAGTAAAGATTTAAAAACAGTATTTTTTAATGATATTTTTAAAACTAACTATAAAAGTGTAATTAATGGAATAAAGGAAATTGCTACTCAAATAGTAAAAACAAATTTAAATATTGACCCTATAAATACAAAATGGGTTAATATATTTATCAATATAGATAATAGTGGAATTATATTCCAAAAAATGGAGTTAGATAAAAAAATTCATATTGATAAAGCAAATATTGTTTCTAAAATATTATTTAATGCTTCTGATAAAGAAGAGTTTATTTCATATAATGGTGTTGAATTTAATACAGAGTATTATATGCCAAAAGAAGAAGTAATAAATGCTTGGAATGATATTTTAAGTAATTAATATCATAAAGCAAAGAAGAAAATTGTAAAATTTTAATTAGCTTTAAAAGAACTGGTATATAAAAAATTATTTATAAGTAAATCAAACCAAGGAAGTATCTTGAAGAATTAAACTACTAATATTATTGAATTATAGTAATAAACATAACAAATCATTGGAAGATGAACGAGGCTAAACTACCGAAATTTCAAACTTTTAAATATCGTTTTTAGGTATTTAAACGTTCAGACAATCAAGCCGAACATAGCCTCGTCCTTCAATTTAGACGTTATGTATAAGGAGTTTTAATGTCTAATGAACGATTTTATAACATTTTATTTACAAATGATGAATTTTGTATGGAACTTGGTCGTGTTATTTTAGTTACTGGAAAATTAGAAAGTTTAATAAAAAAATTTCTTAATAAAAATAATGAAAATACAAAATTTATTGAAAGTACATTGGGTGGATTAATATTTAAATTAAAAAAATATGATTCATTAAAAAATGTTGTTCCAGCTTTAAGTATGTTAAAAGATCAAAGGAATACCTTAATTCATGAAATACATTCATACTTTTCTGGTTTGATTGAGCATACTTTAATTGATGATGATAATCTAATTGATTCGGATGTATCTTTATTTATCGAACGAGCTATTATACTTAGAGAAAATGTTGAAGGAATAATCCAAATTATTAATGGCAAAATAGTACATAACAAAACAAAAAAGTGAACGTTAGATATAAGAATAAACAAGGATAAAATAATGAAATTTATTGCTATAGATGTTGAAACAGCAAATGCTAATTTATCAAGTATTTGTCAAATTGGTTTGGCATTTTTTGAAAATGGAGAACTAGTAAATACATGGGAATCATTAATAAATCCAGAAGAAGAATTTGACCCTATAAATATATCCATTCATGGTATAGATTACTCGGATGTTAGGAATGCTCCAACATTTAAAGATATTTCTAAAAAACTTATACCGTTAGTTCAAGATAGTATATTAGTTTCTCATATGTCATTTGATAGAGTTGCTTTATATAGATCTTTTGAAAAAGCAAAATTAGAACAATTAAACTGTTCTTGGATTGATACAGCTATGGTCGTTCGAAGAACATGGAATGAATTATCTAAAAAAGGATATGGTCTTGCTAATGTTGCAAAAAAACTCAATCTTGAATTTGAACATCATAACGCATTAGAAGATGCAAAAACATGTGGAATTATTTTACTTAAAGCCCTTGAAGAACTTTCTATGGATTTAAACGAAATTCAAACGAGAGTAAAACAATCGATTGATGGACATAATAATAGAATTAATTTAGAAGGCAATCCAGATGGTAATCTACAAGGCGAAGTATTAGTCTTTACTGGTACGTTAATGATACCAAGAAAAGAAGCTGCTCAAATGGCAGCCGAAGCTGGATGTGATGTTTCTTCTACAGTTAAAAAAACTGTAACAATTTTAGTAATTGGTGACCAAGATACAACTAAACTAAATGGACATGAAAAAAGTTCTAAACATAGAAAAGCAGAAGAACTTATTAAAAAAGGTCAGTATATTAAGATTATTGGAGAAAGTGATTTTAAAGCAATGGTTGGTGTACAAACGCTTCTAAAATGTTAATTATTTGCTCTTAAAATGTGAGTACACAGAGAAATAAGCTTTTCTTAGCTGTTTTACTTACATTTTACAAACAAAACTAAATCTTCTTGAATGCTCCTTTTACTTTTCCTATTACCTGAAATTGATCCAGTTTAACATCATTATACTGCTCGTTAATGCTTGACATGTAGTAATGCTCTCCTTGGGTCTTTACTTTTTTTATATATAAGCTATCTTGAGTATAGATTAGATAAACACCTGGTCTACTTACATCTACTTGACTTTTATCTACAAATACCAAGCCCCCATCTTTTATATCAGGCTCCATAGACTCTCCAAACACCTGTACAACCTCGGTATATTTGTAGCTGCTATTTATGTAGTCTAGTAGCTGCTTATCTATAGCTAGTGGTGTAGAATCTATCTCGTAGTTTATAGCACCACCTCCAGCTGATGTGATTACCGATGTGTGGTATTTGAGTAGTATATAGCTTGAAGTACTCTCAACCAAACTCTCTGGCAATTGGTTGAAGAAGAACCAGTTTATCGAGATATTACGCTTAGCTAAAAACTCCATTATCTCAGGATAGTGTGGCGAGTTTCTAGCTTTTTGTTTTCTGAAGTTGTTAAAGTCCACCTCAAGAGCCATGGCTACATCTTTATCTGTTATCTTTTTGCTTAACTCTTGAGATAGTATAGTCTTTAGTTTATCTATGATTTGTTTGTATTTTAGCATACAAAATTATACCCTTTCAAAGTTAGTAACAACAACCTCTCTCACGCTCTTCCTCCTCCCATGTACATTTTTACCAAGTGTATATTCGATCTCTTTAGTGGCACTTATGTTGAAGTCCTTGTATAACTCTCTTACAAGCTCACAATCATTGTATGAGAGCAAAAATCTACCCTCTATATTAGATAAAAGCCTTGCTAGTTCCTTATGCTCTTCTATACCAAATCCACCAGTGTTTTTATAGTAGCTCTCGGTACTTACATAGGGCGGATCAATATAGAAAAATGTCTCTTTTTTATCATATAGCGGTATAAGTTCTTTAAAAGATTTATTTTCAATTGTCACTCCCTTGAGTCTGTCGGACCATTTTTTATATGACTTGTATATATCTTTTGGTTTGCGTCCAGATTTGGCACTCATAGCAAAGTTTTCGCCTTTAGAACCGAAGCTTTGTGTTAGTTGGTACAAGTAAAAAGCTGCTGTTTCTATCTTGTTTTTTGGAATGAGCCTTTTGTGTTTTATATCATCAAACACCTCTCTTGAAACAAGTAGCTCATGGAGATAAAAAGAGAGAGTTTGCGGATTGGTTCTTATAGCCCTATGCAAGTTTATCAGCTGCGAGTTTATATCATTTACAACTTCAAGTTTCGATTTTTCTTTAGCATAAAGTACACTAAGTGCACCTCCAAATACTTCAACATAAGTTTTATGATCATTAGGGATTAAACTCACTATATCTTTGGCTAGCTTTGACTTGCCGCCCACCCATCCAAACGGGGCTTTTATCTTTGTCGACTGCACATACTTTCCTTGTACCAAAAAGTCACTTTATTTTAAAGAGTTTTACTTCTTGGTTAAAATTTTTGTATCAGTCAGCTTAGGGATGGGTTGACTGTGGCTTAGTTTTCTATCTCCATACTCATATTCCAACCACTGCTATCCAATGTATGACTTACACTTATTATGTTGTACTCTCCATCATCTTGAGCTGTACCTTGAAGCTCTAAAACTCCTCCAGCATATAGCTCAAATCCGTAAGAGCTTATAGTTCCATTTTTTGTGCCAGCGTTTGCTTTTTGCAGAGTTGCTTCGGCTTTTATTTTTGCATCGGCTTCATTTTCAAAACTATCTTTTATGATTTTCATAGGCTCGTCACTGCCAACTGTTACACTCTTTTGAGTGTTTTGTTTTGTATCTCTCCATATAGCTTTACATGAAGCATAGAGTGTCTTGTTTACATTTTCTATACTTATGCTCGTTTGTTCATTTTTAAGCATTTTATATCTAGGTAGATCCACACTTTTTTTAGAATCTTTTATCTTCTTTTTAAAAATAACAGTCTCATTTTTTATACTAAACAAAGCGTTATAATCGCTAGACATTCTTTTTAAAAAGTGCAAATCACTTTCACTAGTTTGCTCTAAATGAAAAAGATGCAAATCATCAAAATCACAAGCTACTTTTAGCTCATGCCTAGATGCTACTTGCTCAACTATATTTTTTATGGACACCCTCTCATAACTAAGGTTTCTTTTTCTCTTGAGAGACTTAGAGAAGTCGGTCGCAGTAGCCCTTATGTCTATAGACATATCATCTTTGTTAACACTAGACTGCACAAGAAACAGACCACAGTAAAACAGACCTCTCTCTTTAGTACCTATCCAAAGCTTCAGTTCATCTTCATAGCTGGGTTTTTTAAAACTCCCCTCTATAGTCAAACTTATATCATCACTAACCGTGCCAGCTTCATCTCTAAAACTTATTTTTGAAGAGTTCAGATTTATACTTTTAGTTACATCTACGCCATTAGCTTCAAGTTTAAATATCGGTGTCATTCCCATAATGCCTCTATTTTTATCTCTTTGAAGTTCTCTTTAAACTCACTAAGTTCAAGTTTATCTCCAACTTCTAAAATATGCTTATGGACCAAATGCTTATTTATCTCTAACACTTTCTCAAAATGCTCCAGCGTACCATAGTGATTAAAAACCATCTCATCGTATCTCTGCTCTTGAAATACTTCAACTATCATCGGTGCCACCTCTTAAGCTCTACACTAAAGCCTTGTTTTACGAACTCTCCAGACTTTAAAAACAGACTCATATCTCTTTTTATCTTCACAATAACTACTTTCACACTAGAAGCATTTACAAAGGACAAGACTACAGGCTTTTGCTTTGAGGCTATGCTTATGAGTGCATCAAAACTCTTCACGCTTTTTAAAAGTAAGACCCCACTAAAACTAAAGCTCTCATTTGCCTTACCCACCGCTTGAAGCTTTACATGATTGCCTATTCGCTTAGACTCAGCCCACTCGTAACTTATCTCATGACTTATAGCATCAAATTCAGTCTTATTCATCTCAAACTTAAAATCATCAATCATCCCAAGCATTAGTCATCCTCATAGCTTTTATTTTTTTGTCTTCTCTCATACTCTTTCATGGCTCTTACTACATCTACATCAGAGTTTGGGTTTGTGACCGTAATATGATAAGTTGGTTCATTGTGTATAACTCTAGATTCAGATCTATTGGCTTGATTGTTCGTGTACATATATTCATTTGTGCTAGATACATTAGAGTTTAAAACCTCTTGTTGTGTTTTTTCTATACTGCGATTTGTACCCTTTGTGCTCACATAAGCATCATAAGCTTCTTGACTTCCTAGCTCTTGCTTTAGCTTAGTAGCTTCAAGAACGCTAGGTGTGAGAGTAGTTTGTTCCATAGATAGACCCATGCTTTTTGCATCTATTGGAGCTTCTACTTTTGTACTAACATACGCATCATAAGCCTCTTGACTTCCTAACTCTCGTTGTAGTCTAGTAGCTTCAAGAACGCTAGGTGTGAGAGCAGTTTGTTCCATAGATAGACCCATGCTTTTTGCATCTATTGGAGCTTCTACTTTTGTATCATCCCCAAACTTAAACCAGTCACTCGCACTCTTAAGACCATCTCCGATACTATCGCCAATGCCACCAACTGTATCACTTATCCCCTTCCCTATGCCAGATACTTTGTCAACAACAAAACCGACAGTATCTGTCACCCACTCAAACTTAGTAGCCATCCAGTCAAAAAATGCCACAAAAGGACTCTTTATAAAGTCCACCACACCAAAAAACGATGATTTTATCCCAGACCAAGCCCTACTAAAAATACTTGTAACTCCATCCCACAAACCTGAGAAGAAGCCACTTATCGGAGTCCAGTTGTTGAGTATCATCCCAAGAGGTGTCCAACCTAAATAGTTTTTGACAATGTTTATCGCAGATGAGAAGATAGATTTTACTCCATTCCATAAACCTGAGAAGAAGCCACCTATAGGCTCCCAGTTGCTATATATCAAGTAAGCAGCTCCAGCTATTGCAGTTGCAGCCAAGCCTATGGGATTCATCAAAAAGATTTTACCAACAACACCCATAACCGTGCCAAGCATCGTAAAAGAACTACTCACAAGACCAATCCCACCAGCTAAAAAGGGCATAGCCATACCAGCAGCACCCACTGCAACACCTACAGAGCCGACTACAGTTAAAAGCCCACCTATGATTGCTACGCCTGTAAATATAGTAGAAGATAACTCTTCATTCTCTTGCATCCAGCTTGAGACACTATTAACAACTCCTCCTATAGTTTCAGCCAAGCTCAAAGCCAAAGGAGCAAATGCACCACCTATGAGAGTGCTTACATTGTTCATCTGTTGACCTAGTAAGTCAAACTCCTTACCCTTGTTCATGGCTTTTGCCATCTTGTTTGTTATCTCTGTACCATTTGCGGTAGTCTTGTTAAGATCCTCCATACCACCTTTGAGCGTATCTGTTTTAGAGTAGAGTATATCTATCATAGCTACAGCTTCATCAGAGCCAAAAGCTTTTTTTATCTCATCTTTTTCCATAGCATCAAGAGTGTCACCATACTTCTCTCTTAGTGTTTCTAAGATTTCAGGAGTAGAGAGTAACTTATCGTTTGCATCTGTAAAAGTTACACCTAGTTTGTCACCTGCACCAACAGCTGCATTTAAAAAAGACTTGTACTTCGTAGCAGCTTCACTACCACTCATAGTTTGTTGCAGAGTCCCAAGTATGGAGAGTTGTTCAGCAAACGAAACGCCTGCATTTGTAGCAGTCGCACCTAAGGCACTCATAGATGCACTCATCTGAGCACCATCAGTCTTAAAAGCTTGAACAGATCCAGCTATACCTGCACTAAAGTACTCGCCAAACTTTATATCTTTTTCTTCATCACTTAGCTCACCCCAGCCATCAACAGTAGATGCCCCAAAGTCTTCAAACTGTTTTCTATAGATTCCATACCCAGTAGCAAAAAGCGAGGTCATCTCGCCTACACTAGACTTTGTAGCAGTTGCAGTTAGTGCTGCAGTTTTTGTAAACTCACCCACCGCAGTATCGCTAAGAGTAGATATACCCGACTTTATGTCGTACGAAGCTTTTACAAATGCAGGAGCAGTAGTTCCTGCAAACTCATTAGAAAATTCTCTAGCACTTTTGGTAATTGACTTTATACCACTATCATCAATTCCCAAAGATGCTATTTCACCCTGAGCCACAGCTAAGTTTTGGTAATCATCCAACGCACCTTTTAAGGGAGCAGTTATTGCAGTTCCAAGGGCGAGTGAAGCAGTACCTAGCTTTGTTATGTTTGCACTAACCGAACTTATCCTATTTTCTAGTTTGTTAAGATTGCCAGTAGCAGTTCCAAGCACAGGAGAGAGTGAATCAACCGCACTTAAAACAACGCCTAAAGTAAGTAAACCACTCATAACTATCTCCTTGTCTTTGGTTTATAATCGCACAAATGCGAGATGAATTACTTCATTTACCGTATGGATGAAAGTAAGCTTTTTCTATCTCACATGCCTCTTTGTAGTACTCAAGCAACACATCTACATTTAGACTAAGTTGCTCCCCTCTACCAAAGTGCAGCCAATGCCCCACCTTAGCAGTCACTTTTACTAGATCTTCTGGGTATATTACAAAAAACCTTTTAGCTCACCTTGTAGCTGGATAATCTCACAAGCATCAAACTCATTCATCTCCTCCATAGTCGCATTTAAACCACACAGATTAGATATAAGAGTAAAGTCTCTCTCCACAGGGTCTGCTATGCCAGATATTGCAGTTAAGTCTCGCCCCTTAGGCACACGCATAGTTACTTCTTTTATCTCTTTGCCGCCAACTACTATTGGCTCTTCAAACTTTATTTTCTTTGCTGCTCTTGCCATCTCTTAACCCTTTATCGCATTTCTAACATCTGCTAGTAGATCTTTACCATCTATCTTGCAAATGATGTTTTCATGGTCTATGTTTACCATCTCCACACCGCCAATCTCGTGAGTATAAGCCTTCATACCCTTTTGAGTTATCTTTACATCCAAAAACTCTCCAGCCTTGCTCTCTCCATACTCTAAATCAAAAGCTCCCTTGCAAACCCACTCATAAGCAGTTGTTACACCAGCAGTTATAACAGCTTTTTTAAAAATTATCTCAGCATTGTCTAGCTTTGCAAGCTCTGCATAAACAGCCTTTGGCATAGCCTTAAAAGATGCCTCACTATCAAGTGATTCAACCGCACCATAAGAGATGCTTCTCTCTCCAGCTGCACCATTTTGAGTAAGTTTTTTAAACTTTGTAGCTGGAGCCTTAAAACTCTCAGCTATACCTATACTTCCATATCCACCCAAAAACACATTGACATCTACTATTACACTTCTATCCATAACCTTACGCCTCCTCTATTATTTTGTAAACAACATCTGCAAACTTGTTTACTCTATCAAATGTCACACAGATGAGCTTAGGCACAGGCGACTCTTGATGCTCTATGACAAAGTAAAACTCCCCTGCATCTATACGCTCTGGAGTTGTTCTTGCTATATCTAAGTAAACATCAAAACCAACCATCACTTCATCTCCCACCAGCGATGACATAAAGGCTTTTAAAGTTTTTTTAGCACTTGTTAGTGCCGCTAAGTCTTTATCTACCGCATAAAATATCCCATCTATCACAGCTTCACTAGCTAAGTCTATGATTCTAACTCTTCTCGCATCTTGCCACATCGCATCAGCTGAACAAGTTGAGTACTCCCAAGTTCTTAAACCCTTGTAAGAGATGAAACTCATAATTTGCTTCTCAGTTAGTGGGTCAGTTGTATCTATAGCACCTGGGTAAAACTCACTCGGATACGCCACACTAGAAAATGGCAGCAAACGATTAGATATGCTTCTTGAGTAACCTATCTTAGACTCACCATCTACAGCAGCTCTAAGCCAACACAAAACTATCCCACTATCATACATATCTGTTTGACTTGTCTCAGTGTTCCAACTACCAAGACTACACTTTGCTAAAGTCACTCTCTCACTGCCTATTGTGTCTCGCTCTGTAACCGCCTCGCCATTAGTCTGGGCATTTAGATCCACAAAAGTTCTAGCCTTTATAGCCTCACAAGATGCTATAAGAGCATCTCTCACATCCGCATCATCACTTGCATAGTCGGCTACACCTAGTATGTCAGGCTTAAACCCTATGGCACTCTCATTACTTGAAGCTAAGTTGACAGCTCCAGCTACACTTTTTAGAGCATTAGTAGCGTTTATGACATTTGTCTTAGTCTCTGCTTCATCAACACCTATGTTTGCTATAGATATGATCGTCGGCACTATTACATTAAACTTGTTCGCACCAACACTCAAGTACTTCATCAAGTTACCCTCAGTATGAAGTGCAAACGCCTCACTCTCCATAGCATCAGCTGGAGAGTCAAAGCCATAAACCCCAGCTTGCACATCACTTGTAAGTACTAGTGCCACAGGCAGAGTTGACTTTACGCTTATAGCTCTAGCTGCCGAGCTTTTACGCTCAGTTATTATCCCTCTTTTTATACTCATCTTCTTAATCTCCTTATTTTATTTAAACTCAGTTTTACCACCAACACCACAAATCTACTCTTCTTCTACTGATGTAGTATTGACATCCGCTGTCTTTCCCTCTCTCACACTCTCTCTTGCTGTGTCGTACTTAGTAGCAACACTATCAACAGCTATGAGTGCAGTTCTTGCTTCTTCACTCATAGGAACAGCTGGGGCTACTTTTTTACCTACCGTGTAAGCAGTTTTGCCTACACTATAAACACCATCCATTTGAGCACATCCGCTAAACATTAAAGCTAAAAAATGCAAATGATATTTTTAGCTTCATCTTAATGCCTTTGTTGTAACTCAAGTCATGTCTAAAGCAACCAAATCTGTAATTCATTTTCTGCTCCTTTTTCTGTGATTGTTATAAGCTACCCATCCACCAAGTGCTAAACCAGTTCTGACTGACTTTCTAGTCATCCAGTTAACTTTTAGACTCTTCATAGCCTCATCTAGCATACTGTCACATTCAAATTGTGACAGTATACCCGTGTAGTACAAGTAGTCATGCAAGATATAAGCGAACATAGCCTTACCATCTTTTGGAAATATCCCCTGTAGTAGTTGAGGAATACTCCCCAAATCAGTCTTAAACCCCTCAGGTATATACACCTGAACACTAAAAGCTTCTGAAGTGTATGTAAGTCCTTTAAGCAGTTTTCTTATATCTCCTGATTGAGGTACCTCTACTACTACATAATCTTCTTTAAATCCATACATGCCTACATCCCAATCACTTTAGCTTTTTCTTGCAATCCTAACAGCCGAGCCTCTTTCATCTCTTCAAGTGTGACTTGCTCCCACCCAGTAGCCAACTTCCACAAAACAGCAGTTTCATTGCTTTCATCAGCTATGCTAATAGCATCAGCTAAATCAGTACGACTGATAGGGTCTGCATAAAAAGATTTACCGCTTGAAGTTGTGACTACTATAGAATTGAGTAAGTGCTCTTTATTTACTTTTCTAAAGTAGTTTGTCGCAGCTTCAACTGAGTCAGCATAAGCACTAGAGTTTGCAACTATCACTTTGTCATACTCATACTGTACATAAGTGGTCTCATCTTCATTGACTACTTCAACTTCTCGCTCATCTAGTAAAACATGAGTCTCATCTCCGTACTTTGTGACTTGTTCTTGCTTTTGGCTTGAAGTCACATTCCTAATTATTCTCATATCTCTCTCCTTGTTTTAAAATGAAAAGCTCAACTGAACTTTCTTTGGTTTGTCTAAAAGATAGACATTGCGAAGTGGATTTCTAATATCTAGTCGCTTTGCCATATCTTCAACACTTTTTCTCACAAATGGAATCAAAACCCTCTTCAAGTTGTAGCTGTTCGCCCATTTCAACCAGCCTAAGTAACTCATAACTCTACTTACATCCCCAAGAGTTCTTATCTTTCTTCTTCTAAGTGCTCTCTTCATCTTTTGAGCTATTCTTTTTCTAACAAGTGTATACTTTCTAAAAAAGACATATCCTAAAAAGTCAAGACCTTGCTTTTCAAGTGGAAAAACTTTATAGTTCTTCTTCATCTTTAGCTCTAGTTTTTCACTCATAAACACTTGCATTTTATTTCTCAAAAAGTGCAAAAACTCTTTACTTTTGTGAAAGATAACTATGTCATCTGCATAGCGGATATAGAACTTTGCACCCAGCGACTTTATGAAGTGATCCAAGTAGCTAACTATCATATTTCCAAAAGTTGGAGATGAGCAAAAGCCAAGTGGCAATCCATCATCCGACTCTACTATAGTGTCAAGTGCATATAGAGTATCTTTGCATTTAATCTTTTTGCGATAGAACTTCTTAACTACACTATGCTTTACACTCGGATAAAACTTCTCTATATCTACTTGTAAACAGTACTTAGTATCTTCTTCATACTTGAGCCAACCTCTAACTCTCTTGGTAGCTTGATGTAGCCCTCTATCCTTTATGCTCTGATAAGTATCTTTTATAAAAACCTTTCTAAGCACTGGTTCTACTATGTTCATAACCGCTTGATGTATAACCCTATCAGGGTAGTAGGCTACATCTACAGTTATTCTGTTTTTGCCACTCTCAAATCTCTCTTTTTTTATAACTGGCTTTGGCTGCCAAGCTTTGTGTATCAGCATCTCTCTTATTTCTTTTGCGTATTTATAAGGGTCTGTTTCAAACATTTGTACATCTGCATAGTGTGCTTTATCTTTTTTAGCTATGCGATGTGCTTTTATTATGTTTTCTATATTTATTATGTTTATAAAAAGATTACCGACTCTTTTCATAGCTTTTGTCCTCCCCAAGTGTTCGCGTTTAAGCTACCAACCTGCATTGAGAGATAGTAGTGTGTTTTGCCAAGAGGCAAGGAAGCAGTGAGGATTGTAAAAATATATTGACAAAAAATCGCACGAGACACAATATTCCAATTCGAATTCGAAGAATCATTATTCGCGTTCCAGTTAGACAAGCCCGAATTACCAGGATTATTCAAATTGCCACTCACATTGAGAACTCGCACCTCACTACTCCCTATATTCATTTGTTTAAGTTTCCTTTAAGCTTAGTTTAGAAATTTTCGAAAGCTCGCACGAGACACAATAGGCCAATCCGAATACGAAGAAACATTATTCGCGTACCAGTAAGACAAGCCCGAATAACCAGGATAAGGCAAATGGCCACTCACAAGGAGAACTCGCCATCCTGTACTTCCATACATCATATCAGTTACTTTTGAGGTGGATGTACCGCCAGCGGTTGGGTTTGGTATAAATGTACCTGCTAGCCATTTTTCTATGTTGCCATTACTCGTAGCAATAGATACATATCCGCTATCAAAATAAGGAGCTGCTGCACTGTCGCTCACATAAGTACTTCCAGCCTTAGCTAAGTAAACTTTGCCATCGTTTATGTTGATACCATCTACCCACATTCTAAGATTTGAGTGATAGTTTTCTATCCCTCTGTAAGAGTTTGCGATAATTCTATTTGAGCCGTCTTTAATGACACCCGTTTTGTTTTGCAAACTTAGAGTTAAGCCGCAATTTTGAACATCCCCTTGAACTGCACCACTCCACGCAAAACCATCCCATTTTGTTTCACTTCCCTCGAGGTAGTTTGAACCTCTCTCTATATAAGCAAGTATCTTGATGAGACTCTCATTCCAAAAATCGTGTTGATTAAAGTTTGTACCAAAGGCTGTGTGCTGAGTTCTAGCCGTAGGTAGTGTTATCGTGTCTGTAGCCTTAGACCCAAAAGTTGAACGACCTGTAACCGATGGGAATGAACCTACATAAGTGTCTATCGCCTCACTATCATCGTGCCAAATAAAAGCAGGGTGTAGTGCTGATGTTATGACATTACTACTTACAGTTCCACTTGAAATGCCAGATGCATGATTAAAACAAGTGATACTAGTTACACTTGTGAGTCCTAAGTCATTTACTATATCTACCTCAAAAGGATTAAGTGATACAAATTGCACATCGTACTCCTTGCTATTTGCAACAACTATGGCGTGTATGTAGTGAGTTTTTTGTATCTCACTCATTATTTGCTCGTTTGTCGTTGGAGCAGTCGCGTGATCAAAAGTAGAAACAACACCTGTTTTGTTTACAACTTTTCTAGCAATAGTTGCAAATGGTAAATTTGGATTTGTATCTAGCTCTGTCGTTAAGTCACACGGTGAGGAAGTGTCGTTATCGTTAACACGCTGAGCGGTAGGACTTAGCCAGTTGTCAAATTCTGCTTTAGTTGCAGTTGAAAAAGATGAGGGATTTAGTCCAACCCTTTTATAAACATCATCTGTAATGTTCCAAAGTCTACCAAAAGCTCCCCCCATAGAAGAGGATTTAACTAACACACTCTTTACTACACTAGTTGAACTCATCCCTCTTGCATCAACCGCTCGTGCTGTAAATGTATAAGTAGCATCATCTTCTACATCTGGTGCAGTTACCGTAATGACTTCATTTGCAACAATCCCCACACTTTTACTAAAAGTAAAATGGCTTGATGTCAAAGTGTAAGTAATAGCATCTCCATCTGCATCAGTTGAGCCTGCCATAGTTATCTCAAAAGTATCAAGCTTAGAAACTTCATTAGGTGTCGTTACTGTTGGTGCAGTTGGTGCGTGGTTATCTGCGATAGTTACAACTTTAGTAGCCATGGCACCCTTATTGCCTAAAGAGTCCGTAGCTGTTACTTTTACAGAGTAAGTAGCACCTAAAACACCATTTGTAAAAGTGTGACTGATCAGTGCCGATGAGTTTGAGGCTGGTACTGTCTGTTTTGTGCTTCCATCGCCCCAGTCAACTTCAAAGCTCGCTACTTCTATACTCTCTAAATATGCTATAGCATTCAGTGTAAAGTCTGTAGCGTAGCCGTTAACTACTACACTGTTACTGTTTATAGCAGTAGTGCTTACAACCATAGTATTTTCTAAGCGATTCTCTGCATCTTGTACAACAGACTCAAGCTCAAGTTTTATGAGTTCACCAGCTTCTCCGAGTGCAGTGAATGCACCGTCATATTTTTCTAGTAGTAGTGTTGCATTTATGTTTAAGCTTGCAACTTCATCAGCTAAGTTAGGCATCTATTATTCCTTTTTCTATTAGTTTGGTTTGTAGAACTAAGTTCATGTTTGTATTTGCTATAAGAGGTTTTAAAAACAAGTCCTCTGCTTCGGTTGGTGTGATGTACTCATCGGCTTTAAAGTTTACAACTCCAGCCTCGCCACTCACCGTAAGCTTTATAATCTGCTCACCGCCCACACCCATAACAAATTGTATAGCTGGTGTAGCCACATCAGCTATGATGAGATCATCATCACTAAGTATTCGTACCGCTTTGTTCCATGATGTAAAATGCTCATTTTTTGGAACTATTGCTACTAAAGTAAGAACACCATCCCCATCAAAGTATGTGCTATGAAGAGCATTTGTGTAGTAAACTACATCATCCTCATCCACAAGAGAAAACTTTCGTATCCTCTCAAATAGCTCATCTTTTAGTATCTGTAAACCCTCTTCATGAGGTGTCGCTATTAAACTGCCCATATTCCCACTCCTTGTATTTTGATATCTGTTTGAGGGTGGTCTATACCCGTTTCATTACTTAAACGCACATTCATTACACCTCCGCTTGTTCTGATTGTCTTCACTGCTTTTTCATCAAGAGTCAACTGATTTTCTAGTTTAAGGTTTATCACATTTGCTCCAGCAGACTCAAATGCCGCACTTGATTCATAGTCAAGACTTAACTCATTTTCAAGCTTCGCCGACAATGTTGCTGCACCAGCAAACTCAAATCTTCCAGTAGCATCTTGAAGCCTGATGTTTAACTCATCAAGTACGCTTCTTACATTTTTGTATATATCTATATACTTTCTCAAATCATCAAGAAACTCTCTACTTACTCTTCTATCTAAGTCCCAAACTTCTATATCTACCTTAAAGTGATATGGCTCGCCCTCATAAACGAACCACTCTAAAATCTCTGCATCTATACTCAAAGCTTCAAAAACTCTCTCTATAGCCCAGCGAGTGCCTTTTTTTTGATGAAGCATCAAAGATGAAGATATAAGTGCTCTTTTATCTCGTAGCGTTAAGTTTGCATCCCAAAAATCAACTTTAAAAGCATGAGCTAAAAAGGGAAGGTATCTCTCCTCACAAGTGTAAGGATTAGCTAAAGTTTTAACAGCTTGAAGTTCCCTATTTAGCTTAAAAACAAGATCTGCTGCTACTAAGTCTATAGAGTGAAGCTCTGTAGATTCAGATAACGGTATAAGTGATTGTTTTTTCACTGCACACTCCTATCTCACTATCAGCTATTACTACATTTGAAGTAGGGTTTAGTATAAGCACTTCTTTTACACCATCCACTCTCAAAAAGTCATTTATCTCACTAAGAGTTATGCTAGTGCCAATCTTTTTAAGTTTTTCTAAACCAGCACTTAGTGCCTCTACTGCTCTAGTGTAAACCTTAGCAGTCTCTTGATTTGGCAATATGTTGAGTTGTGCAACTACGCTATAGTTAACTATAGTCGCACTCTCAACTACTACAAAATCAGTAAGTGGTCGCACATCTTTTTTGTTTAGAGCCTCTTGTATTCTAGTTTGCATTAGCTCGTCCTGAGTGCTAGAGTAGTAAAAAACATTGACTACACCAGCTCCACCATTTGCAACTGCTATATCTTCTATTCTCTCATCTGCACCAAGTGCAAAAGACTCATAAGTCTCTTCGCTTCCAGCGGTGCTTTTATCAGCCATGCTTAGAAGTATTCTATATCTAAGCTCCTCATCGCTCTCTAGAGTAGAACCCTTCATAAAACTCCCCAAAGCTTTAGCTTCAAGCACAAAAGGCAAAGGTGTTGTTATGATTTGGGTTTTTATCTCGCTAGATTCTATCTCTTCATCTAGCTCGACCATTCCAGTGCCGTTTTCATTTGCTGCTCTTATTACAACATCTCCTAGAAGCCTAGCTTTATATTTAGCACTCTCATCTACTAAAATCAAACCAGCTGGCACTACAACATCTACAGTAAGTGGCTCACTCAAGCTAAACTCATAGCTTGCATAAGGTTTAGAACCTTTAAGTCTTGAGACTCCATAAAAAACCGCATAGTTGTCTAAGTCATGACCTGTAGAAGTAGAGAGAAAAAAAGCCCTAGCTAAGTTGTTAAACTCTGCTCTTAAATGTAGTTCTCTATATGCAAAAGCCTCAAGCATCATCTTATACTCATCACTCTCTATAGCTTGCCAGTTAGGTAGCATCGCCTTAAGATTTTGTTCATTTTGTTCTAAGATCTCTTCATAGTTTAAGATTTGCATTACATCAGGTTTTGCTAAAGCATCTATGTTTATCATCTAAAACCCTCCCATCTCTATAGCAACTTCACTATTTTCAAAAGTAACCATGCATCTAAGAGAGCCTTTAGTACTCTCTATCTCTTGTATCTTTACACTCAAAGGAGTAAGCCTCTCATCCCACGGCTTCTCATTTTCATCAAAAAAAGCCTCAAGCAAGTACCTGTTAAAGAGCATCATAAACTCGCCATCTACACTCTTATCTACTAGCTTGTATAAGTCACTTCCAAAGTGAGGTCTCATAACCCTGCTACCTTTTGCAGTTGTTACGATTCTCTCAAAACTCATCTCCTCATCTGCAACAAAAAAAGACTCTTCTATAGATAAACTAAGAGACATATCTCTATCCCGCAAAAACATTATCACTGCCAGTAGCATTAGTGCTACCACAGGCTATACTATCTCCAATCCTTGCCAATGCTTTACCATTTACAAAGACTGTAGAACTCCCACTTGCTTGACTAGAATCATGGCATGGAACGCCACAACAATGAACAGCCCAACTATCACCAACTCTATGAGCACCTATGCCATTTACAAATACATCTTCACTCGCACTTACATTTGCTCTTGATGGAAAACAACCGTGTCCACTACACATATCACCAAGTCTTACTACTGAACTACCCATTAGTTTATATCCACCCTTGCACCATCGATATCAATATTTCCAACAGCTTCTATCTTTACATATCCGCCAGCCTTTATAACGATATCTCCGACACACTCAAGCTTTAAAAGTTTTGCTTTAGTGTCATAAGAGAAAACAGTCCCATCTTCAAACTCCATAACCGCAGTATGCTCATTTGCTCCACTAGGTTCTTTGCAACCACGGTTAAATATACTCCTTACTATAAACCCAGCATTTGCATTTCCAAAAGGGCTTATGAGGGTAACTTGCTCTCCCACCCTTGTTGGTATCCAAACTCTCATAAAAGAGTTAGCAATGCTAAAAACTGGCAAGAAAGCTGTAACTCTTTTGTCTTCGCCATCATCATCTAGTACCACACGAGCTAGGGCTTTACCATCAATACTCTTAGTCTCACTAACAGTTCCAACCTGTACGATGTTTTCTAATCTTCGCTTTAGTTCACTTAGAGTTATCATTTTCTTACATATCCCAGTATCTCTTTGCTCTGATTTTTAAGCTCATCAAGAGTTTTGTTTAAGTGATCTACTTCATTTCTGTATAGTTCAAGCGTAACAAAGGTTTTTCTAGCAACTCTCTCATGCATCATCTCATTGCATTTATCGTGAAGACTTTTTATCTCATTGGCTTTTAAAGCTTCTAAGTCTTTAGAGTTTTTCTTTGTCATGTGTGTATTGATTGCAAACGCAGATACTATGCTCACAAATGCTAAGACAAGTTGCCAAAGTGAAACCGCCAAACTAACTTCCATAATCATTAACCTTTAAATTCATTGCCAACATTCTAAAACAATGCTAGTGAGAGAATCTACTAAGCAACTGCAAAGCTCATCTTCTTAGAAAAACTTCGCTTGTTTAAAAACCCACACTTCTTCTAAACTCTCACTCATGATTACTGATTTTGAAAAGAGCGTTATAGATGTTTTAAATGTTGATGGCTTAAATGCTAAGAAGTATTTTGGAGAGCTCGGCGACCCTAAAAACTTTAAGTTTGTAACTCACGAGATGCCCTTAGTCTTTTTAGATTTTATAGGAGATACACCAGATAACCCCATAAGAGACATCTACAAGTTTAACTTATACATCGCTCACATTTCATACTCAAAAAACAAAGAGACTCGCTCTTTAAAGCATTATGAAGTCTATGGTTTGCTTCAAGAGATAAACAAAAGACTCTCTCTAAAGTCATTTCTAAACTCAGAACCTATAAAAATAGGTAAGTCTGAGAAGATTTTTGACTCCGTTATTGGTGCTGGATACTTAACAGTGTTTAAAAGAGAGTTTACAACCATATTACAAAAGGAAAATATATAAATGCCTAAACCATCACTCATAGCATGCAACTTGCTATTTGCACTCGCACAAACCACAGATGCCTCTGTCTTACATGAAGTAAAGATAGCAGTAGTTGGAAGTTGGAAGGGTCATGCTAATGGACCGTTTGAGCTAACACTAGCAGATTTGGAACTTATCAAAACAAACTTTGACAACTCAACCATAGACATAGTCGCAGACTTTGAACACGCTTCGCTTTGGAGCGAAAAAGCACCTGCGACTGGTTGGGTTAAAGAACTCTATATAAAGGATGCACAACTATGGGCAAAAATTAAGTGGCTAGATGATGCCAAAGAACTCATCAAGAGCGAACAGTACAAATATATCTCGCCAGTATTTGATCAACACACTATAGATCAAGTAACAGGAGAAGACATAGGTTGGAGCTTACATAGCTTAGCTCTTACAAATAGACCTTTTTTAGAAGAGTTAGGAGAGGTTATAGCAAACAACAAAAAAAATCCAAATCAAGAAAAGGAGACGGGTATGACACCTGAAGAAAAAGCAAAACTAGAAGCACTTGAAGCTGAAAACACACAGCTAAAAGAAGCGGCTACAAAAACAGAAGAAAAAAGAGTTGAGGATGAAGTTGATTCTGCGATTGCAGCTAAAAAAGTTCATCCTGAACAAAAAGAGGCACTTTTAGCTTTTGGTAAACACGATGCACAGGGTTTAACAAAACTCATAGCAGCAGCAAAGCCAATCACACAAAAACCAAATGACAATCTCTATCCAAACTCAAAAGGTGGTTCAGCAGATGAGCCTTACGATGTAATAAAACTAGGAGGGATCAACTAATGTTTACAGGTCAAAGCGTAAAAAACATTACAAAAGTAAAAAGAAGTGACTTATTTTTAGATGTTGCTCAAACAACTGTAGGAACTGTATATGTTCCTCAAACCATTCTTGATGCTAAGGATGCACTTCCTTAGGAACACTACTAACTTCATTAGATGGTGGTAAAACATGGGGTCCACTAACTACTCCTCTCTTTGAAGCTGGTTCTTATGCAGCAGATGCAGAGGTGTACTTTGAGGGTCATATCTATAAAAGCTTAGTTGCAGATAACGAAACAGCACCTAACGAAGGTGATTGGAATGATTTAGGTGCATGGGATGCAAATGGTGTTTTATACAATGACTTAACTGAGTCTAAAAAAACAACAGTTGTAGTAACTGGCTCTGTAAAAGAGAACTATTTACACGGTAGTGATGAGTTCCTCGTAGCCACACTTTTTAAAAATAAAATCATAGCTAAGTAAGGAGCATATATATGAAATTTTCAGACATTATGAAACTGTGGACATTGGTAGTTAGTATCAAAGCAATCAACCAGATCAAAACAGCTGGTACATTTGTATTTGACAAGTACTTCAAAAGTAAAGGTACTCCGGTTCTTGGAAACACCGCTAAACTAAAGATAAAAAAAGGTGCTTCTATTGTTCTTCGTGCGATTGCTCCAGGTGCAGATAGACTAGTCAAAGACACTAAAGATATTTATGAGCTTACTATCTCCCTTCCTCGTTTTGGTTTGAGTGGTCAGATTTTAGCACACGAGATAAATGAGTTTGAATCTCTTGAGGGCGAAGCAAAGGTTGAGGCAGTATCGCAAAAGATTACAGAGATTTTAACAGAGCATAAAGAAGACTATATGACTACTATAGAGTATATGGCTACTGGTGCTCTTTTTGGAAAGGTCATCGATGGCGAGGGTACGGTTCTTTTTGAGTTCAACACAACAGCTGCTCCTATAGAGTTTAAAAACAAACAAAATATTGATGTTTTAGATGAGATTGATGAAGCACTTGTAGATGAGCTAGGTACTGAAGTCCCTTATGAGATTTTAGCTGATGCAAAGTTTATCAATCGTGTGGCGGCTAGTGCAAAAACAGCAGAACTTTTTAAAACGGGTGAAGCTAAGTGGCTAGATGAAGATGGTAAGCGTGTTCTTGTAGTTCACTCTAAACGCTACATTCCATTTCGTGCGTCTTATATAGATGAAAATGGAGATAAGCAACCGTTTATCGCTGAGGCTCATGCAGTTGTGATTCCACTCTCTCAAGATGTGTTTAAACATATCTATGGAAGAGCAGATCACATTGAAGCTATGAGGGCAGCTCCAAAACTTTTCTTTGCAGCTAAACCTGAAGAGTTACCAAAAGGTAAAGGTTGGGGCATTGAGACTGAGACTAAGATGATTCCATTTTGTGTTAGACCAGGTGCTCTCATTAAGTTAAAATTCTCAGCTTAAGAGTCAAATCATTTTAAAGGGCTTTTTAGCCCTTTAAACACAAAGACAATAAATCTATCGACTAAAAAGAGATAATGATTTTTAAACACTAGTTAAACGGGTTATATAAGGTATTAAGATGATAATTACAAATGAAGACTTACTAAAAGAGATAAGCCAGCAACAACTACAAGAACTCTCAGATATAAACGCATCAGGAGAGATAAACCAGAGTGTAGTTGATGATGCAAGAGAAGATGCTATCTCGTTTATTGAATCTTTTATAGTTGTACCATCAAACCCAACGCCACTTTTAAAAAAGATAAGTGTTGATTTGACTATCTATGAACTAAAGCGAAAAAATGAACTTTTAAGCGATGAAGATAGAGAGTTAAAAAAAGAGTGTGAGGCTTATCTACTGAAGATGAGTAACTCCAGACTAAAAACAGAAGCAACTTCAACATCAACCGCATCAGTAGTACTAGAGAACAACTTCGCTTTTAGGCATAGAGTAGCTAGAAGAGTAAGAAAAGAGGGCTTTAGATGACTAAACTAACCAACGCAGATAGAAACAAGATACTAAGCCGTAGCCTATTTGTAGATGCTAACAAAAGCCTTAAGCAGATAGCCGAGACTCTAGGCGTAAGCGATAAGACTATCTCAAACTACCAAACTAAAGACAAAAAAGAGGGTTACGACTGGTTAACGCTAAAGGCTTCAAAGCATATAGCCTCATCTCAAAAAGAAAAAGAAAACATGTACACCATGTTTGTCGGCTATATGTATGACTCACTCAAAGAGATACGAGAAAATGAAGATTTAAGTGCAGAACAAAAAGCATCTCTCATAGTCTCTCTAGGCGATAGCTTTTCTAAGATGCGTAAAGTTGCAAGTAGCGAAGACCCAGAAGCGTATAAGCTAGGCATCATAAAGCACACCATAAAAACAACACTCCAAGCCTTAAAAACTACACTTCCCTCTGAGTGCATGGAACAAGTCATCACTACTGTAAACGACATACAAGAAGAGCTTAGCAATGTCTCTATTTAGTAAAGAAGAACTATACTCTTTTCTTGAGGACTCTAAAAGCGAGGCTTTATATAATGGTGCAAACTTATCTCAAGCAAAAAAGATAACAAGAGGTGCATTTAAAAACTGGCTAGATGGATATATCTCGGTTTTAAAAGAGCAGATAAAAGCAAACGATGCCTTAGATCCAAACAAAAAACAAGAGCGTGTAAAAAAGCAACTTAGCGACTTTCACTACTTTAGAACCACATATTTTCCACATTACTATACACTCAAGGGTAAGTCACTACTTCAAGATGACTTAGAAAAAACTTACTATAAGATTACCGATACAAACAAACTTCAAGGACTCAAGTTTGCAAAAGCTGCACCTCGTGCAAATGGTAAGTCTACAGATGCATCAAGAGTTTTTCCTATCTGGTGCATAGTAAACGATTTTAAAAAGTTTATGACTATATTCTCCGATGCCATAGAACTTACAGAAACACTCATAGAAGCTATCAAAGCAGAACTAGAAGAAAACGACAGACTGCGAGCAGACTTCCCACATGCCACAGGAGTTGGTAAAGTTTGGAAGATAGGCGACATAGTTACAAAAAACAACATCAAACTCAAAGGCTACGGCTCAGGTAAAAGGGTGCGTGGTGTTTTTCATGGAGCATTTAGACCAGACTTAACCATCATAGATGATTTGGAAAACGACACAAATGTAAGAAGCCGTAAACAAAGAGATAAGCTTGAAGAGTGGCTTGATGAAGCCATAGATAACTTAGGAAGTGTTGATGGCTCTATGGATATTCTCTACATAGGAACTATTCTTCATCGTGATAGTGTCTTGAGTCGTAAATTAAAACTAAAGTTTTGGAATCCTGTCATTTTTAGAAGTCTTATCTCCTACCCTACAAACATAGATATGTGGGATGAATACTCTAAGATATACAGATACCAAGGTATAGAAGATGCACATAACTATTACCTTGAGCATAAAAAGCTTATGGATGAGGGTGCGGTTTTACTTTGGGATGCAGTTAAGTTAGAGTTGCTTATGCAAAAAAGAGCAGCTAACCCTAAAGCATTTCAAAAAGAGCAGCAAAACAATCCAAACTCCGAAAACCAAAAGTTTGACTCAAGTAAGTTTGCAAAGATTTCACATACGCAAATGCCACATCTTGACAAAGTCTTTTTATATGTAGATGCCAAAGGCGATAGTGTGCAAGGGGATTTTTGTGGATTTGTAGCAGCTGGTATATGTAACGCTGACCAAAAACTCTATGTTTTTTATACAGAGATGTTACGCATAAAAGGTAAACCTGTAGTCCTAAAGACCATAAAGATTTTAGAGTCTATGAAAGTTTACCTACTCAGTGGCGACAAAAACGGCGGCTTTTATATGCTAAGAGATTGGATCAAAGATGAAGCTTTTCGCCAAGGTGTCACTATGCCCTCGACAAAATTCATCCATCACACTGATAACAAAGAAGACCGCATGGGAGAGCTAGAGTTCCCCATAGATGAGGGAGATATTATCTTTGTAGGCGATCATCCTGAACTATTTGCACAGATGGATGACTTCCCAGAAGCCGACCACGATGACCTGCACGATCCACTAAGTGCTATCTATAGACTCTCAAAACTAAGAAGACTAAAAAAAGATTCTAATGGTGGCAAAAGAACAAAAGTAAGACAAAAAAGAGCCTCAAGAATAAGGAGAAGATAATGTTTAAAAAACTATTTAAAAAAAAAGAAAAAACTCAAAGACAAACACTGCGTATAAAATCAGCTCAAAAAGACATACTTAAGTCTCTTTTTTCTCTACCAGTCCACTCATCATGGCTTAGCAATGAAGAGATAGACAAGATAGAGCGAGACTCTACAGTAACTGCTGCTAAGGGAAGTCGTAAAGCTCACATACTCAAAAAAGAGATCTCTATAGTGGCAAAAGATGAGACTATCAAAAACATCCTTGAAGAAGCTTTTGACTATGACACGCTAGATGCTATCTTAGATATTCCTTATCAAGGTATGGGTGTGTTTGAGATAAACTGGCATGAGGATGGTTTATACTTCTACCCTAAGCTAATAGAGCGTTCATACAAAGAGTTTACTCTTGAGCATGGAGTCTTAAAATACAGTGCCTTTGGTATGCCTGAAGATATTCCACAACACAAGGCTATATATGGAGTCTATAAAGCAAAACCACTAAAGCCTTATGGGCAACCACTCTATAACCCTCTCTTTTGGTTAGTAGAGTTCAAAAATGCCTCTTTAGAGTTTTGGATAGATTTGCTTGAGAGATTTGGAACTCCCTGGATCATCGCAAAAACTGAGGGCGAAAAAGATGCTTTAGCAGATGAGATCTACAACATGCTAGGTGGAGATGGTGCGGTTCTTGATACAGAAGACTCTTTAGACATTGTAACTATCAAAGACAATGCTAATTTTAAAGATATAGTAGAGTATCTTGACAATCAAATCCGAGAAATCATTCTAGGTGGTAACCTCACAAGTCAAGTCACAGGAGGCTCACATGCAGCTGCCATAGTTCACAACGACATAAGAATGGACTTAGCAGGAGCCGATGCCAACATTCTAAATAAGATTCTAAAGAGTGTCGTCCGCTCATTTAAAGAGCTAAACTCCATAGATGATGATATACAAGCTATCTTAAAAGACAAAGATGAGATAAACAAAGAACTAGCCTCAAGAGATAAAATCATATCAGAGATGGGATATACACCTAAAAAAGAGTATATTGAAAAAACCTATAACATCCAAGTGGATGACAAACAAGACCCCTCTGTATTTGCAAACTCTAAGTTTCATTTATCTTCACACCCTTTAAAAAAAGAGTTACACGAGGATGAGCTGGACTATCAAAGCTCACAAATTGACACAACAAAAGAGCCTACATTTCAAGAGCAAATAGTAAAGATTATACAAAACTCAAACTCTTTTAAAGAGGCTCGTGAGAAACTCCTAGAGAGATTTCCAGACTTAGATACTAGTGATGTAGAAGACACTCTTTTTAAAAACATAGCAAACGCTAGTATTTTAGGAAGCTGTGAGATAGAAGAAGAAAATCCAAATGGTTAAACTTAACTTCAACCTAGCTCCTAGAGAGGCTATAGAGTACCTAAATCAAAAAGGCTATAAAACAAGCTTCAACTACGATGAGATAGCAAGAGAAGCACACAACAAAAGCTTTACAGTAGCAAAGATGATGAAGCAGGACCTGCTAGAAGATGTACTTTCCTCGCTTGATAGTGCCTTAAAAGAGGGCAAACACTTTGATGAGTTCGCTAAAGAGATAAAGCCAACACTCCAAAAAAAAGGCTGGTGGGGCAAGCAAGACATACTAAACCCTGAGACTGGAGAAGTCAAAGAGGTAAACATCGGCTCTTCAAGGCTAAGACATATCTACAAAACAAACATGAGAGTAGCATACTCAAAAGCAAGATACAAAGAGCAGATGAAACTGCCAAACTCCACATACTTGCGTTATGTCTCAGAGATGCTGGGTACTTCAAGAGAGTCACACAAAGCCATTCACAACACAGTCCTACCAAGAGACCATGCTTTTTGGGATACAAACACACCCATCAACGACCATGGATGCAAGTGCGTAACCATAGCCATAAGTGCAAAAGAAGCACAAAAGCAAGGCTTAAAGATTTCATCTATCGCTCCAAAGTCCGTAGCATCTAAAGACTGGGCATATAACCCTGCAAAAATTGACAAGCTAGATGAGATCTACAAAGACAAAGCACACAACATAAAAGACAAAGCATTTGCTAAAGTCGCAAAAGAGCAGCACAAACTAAACGCTGGCTTTGTCGCTCAAAACCTAGTCTTATACAAGTCAGTAGAGACTCTATTTACAAAGAAAAATAAAAAAGTAGAGTTATGTAAGAGTGATATATTTGAGAGTCAAAAGAGAGTACTTCTCAGTAGCGATACAGTACAGGGGCATCTTGATAGAAAAGATATAACTGCATTTGACTATAGTCTCATTCCATACTTGATGAACGGTAGAGTATTTAAACAAAAAGACAACACTTATGTTTTACTTGAAAAGTTTGGAAGGTACTACAGAGTAGCACTTAAAAATGTTAAAGATAAAGATGAGATATATGTTGTAAGTCTTATTGGAGCTAATTCTCAAAAAGATTATGAACGATGGGTAAGGGAGCTTAATAAATTTGAAGAGGTTCAAGGGGACAAGAGGTAGGACTCCCGAGACCTACACGCGACCCACGCCTAAGCGTGTCCTACAGCAGGGAGCATTCACTGTGTTTCTCTTATCCACAAACCAAATTATACCACAAAGGCTATAAAATGAAAATCTCTATAGAAGTAAAAGGTTTAGATGAACTACAAAACAAGCTTAAGCTCATAGCAAGTAAAGCTAGTGATACAGAGCCACTTATGGCAAAACTAGCTAAGCATCTCTACAACATAAGTTTTAACTCGCTAAGAGATGAAACCTCGCCAGATGGCATAAGCTGGAACCCACTCAAAGCATCTACACTAAAGAACAAAAAAAGAAACCAGGGTAGCATTTTGTATGAGAGCGGAGATCTAAGAGAGACCCTAACGGCTGATTCTTCAAAGACTCAAGCTAGAGTAGGACTAAACGCCACTAAAGGCGGTTATCCGTATCCTATAGTCCATCAGTTTGGTAGATTAGATGGCACGATGGATGCTCGTCCGTTTATGCCCATACATGATGATTATACGCTATATGATGATGTTAAGAGGGAGTTAGAGGAGATTGTGGAAGATTATATGAAAGAAGATACTCTACTCAAATAAGCTAGGAGTACGACACTCTTTAGTGATGTCATAGATTTGTCTCTCAGTTAAGTCATACTCACGAGCTAACTCTTTTACAAACCCAACCTTGCCAGCTTGAGCTTTGTATTTTTCTATGATTTCATCATTTCTAAATGTAGTTTTGTGCGAGGGAATGTAAAAAGAAGAACCACCAAACTCTTTGATGGTGGCATTTATGTCATTTTGAGGATTGCGAACGAAGTTGTAAAACTCTCTAAAGAGGTCAAGGTTAGTGATAGGTGCACTCATATAGCTCATCCTTGTTGTTTTGAGCCGATTATACACAAAAAAGTAAACACACTCTTAAAAGGTTATCATTTTGCCATATTTTTAAGTACAGGTATAAGCTTTTGTGCTTCACTTTTAGTGAGCATATGCAGGTGTAAGTAGTGTTTTTTTAGCACTCTCTTTGCAAATGTCAAAAGAGCCTCTTCGCTCTTGTCTCTAGCAAGCTCATTCCAAAGACCGTGCATCATCTTTAGCTGAGCCTCCGAGCAAAGAGACTCATTTACTCTTCTCTTAGTAGGCAGCTCATCGGCTTTAAAGTTCATGTAGTCCACAAAGACTATAAGCTGCTCAATGCCCAGCTCTTTAGAGCTACTAACTCCAAACTTCTCATCTAGCAGCTCTCTATACTCTTCACGGTTATCACGGTAGTACTCTCTATATCTTCTAGAGAGATGCAACGCTCTAATGAGCGACTTATGAAAGATTTGTTGTTTTGGTGTCATTTTTTGTCCTTATTAAGAAGTGGTAAATTGTCAACCACAACTACCACATTAACCACATACCTAATTTAGGGCTTTATTTATGGGGTGTGGTGGATGTGGTAGTTGTGGTAAGAAATTATTTAAAGTAGTGTTATGGTGAATCTATTTTTAACTTTTGTAAACTTGAAAAACTTATCTTCAAATTTATCTAAAGTGTTTTGAGCGACCTTGTCATCTCGCTTGTAACCTATAGCTTCAAGTAATTGAGATTTATTAAGACCTTCAGGGTTCTTACTTAATGCTTCTTTCCCTTTACGCACAAATTCTTCTTCATATTCACTCATAGTTGAATAGACTTCATCAAGTTTTGTAAGCTCAAGGGATTGAGTATTAACTGTTACTCCTATATCTTTTACAAGAGTTCTAGCATGAGTAACATTGAGCATAAAGTGAAGCTTGTCCTGTTCTCTTGCTTTTTGTGTCATCTCATAAACATTATCTGGAGAGTTTATAAACACTTGAACACCAGATATAGTTCTTCCAGCTTTTGTTGCATGATGCATAATGATAATAGTTGCACCAGCATCTCTCATCTTCATAACAAGCTGCATAAACTCTACTGATTGAGATTTACTATCTGTATCCACAAAATCTTTAGTTGTTTCAAGAAAGAAAGTGTAGCCTTTATAGTTCCCAATAGTAGCTTCATCAACTATTCGTCTTAAATATTCAATAGGGTTACAATCAATCTTGGCACGACTTACATACTCTATTTTAGGATGATTTATAAACTTTTCATCTATTGCCCTCTCTTTTAGAGAACTAAGTCCATTATCCATATCAACATATATTACACCCTTAACATCATCTCGTAATATAAGCGTAGTGGTGATGCCATATCCTAGCCATGTTTTACCTTGCTTTGGTGGAGAATATATCAGAGTAACACTATTTGAATACAAGAAATCAGGTATATACTCATGCTGCTTATCTAGTATAAAGTCTTTATCGTTAAGCACGCTACCTTTTAAAAAATTAAATCTCATATTTTTTCCTTATATTTTATTAATCTCAAAAGAGCCTGCCTAAGCAGACTCTATGAAACTACTTTCTCTACTAACTCTCCAGCTAGTTCTGCAATATCTATTGTGTACTTTTCATTGTTAATCTCAATAATTAGCTTGGTATCGCTTATTGTCGTATAGACATTACATTCAAGCTCATCAGTCTTACTCTCAAGCCATACCTGTATAAATCTTACAGGTGCACCTTTTATAGCTTTTGCAGTTATTTCAAAAACAGCTGCACAATGCTCTTTACACTTACTGCACATATCAGTTTCATCTATAAGCGGTTCACCGCAACAGTTACTTTTTTTCATGGCTAATTCTCTCTAAACTCAAGAACTGCATCACCATCTTCTACTTGCACATTGATTATTTCGTGTTCTAAAATATCACCTTCATCTGCAACTCTTACCTCTGCATTATCATCAACATCTTTTAATGCTTTGATTAACTCTTTTTTTGTCATGATGCGTCTCTCAAATACTTAACAGCATCATTGATAGCTTCACAATACACCTTTGTAAGCTCACCGTTCTCAAACAGTTTCTCAGCAAGAAGATAGTCTTCATCATTGTCTATAAAGAAGGGTTCACATATAATGCATGGTGCATCTGTAGCTTTAAGTAAATGACCGCCTCTATCTTCACTTGACTTAGGTTTTATGCCTCTGTCTTTGTTACTAAAAAGAGCTTGCAACTTATCTTGAAAGATTTGTGCTATATTTTTACCTTTTTCACTCTTGTGGTAGTAAAGCATCTCGCAACCATTAACCGTAGTGTCATGTGCATTTGCATGAAGACTCACAACCAAGTCAGGATTGAAGCTGTTTATTTCAGATGGAAGTTTTGCATATCCATTTTCACGATGTACAACTACTATCTGGTCTGCCATGTTAAAGTCACTAAAGCTTGTTTTTATCTCATAAGCCAAAGCTCTATGAAACTCATACTCACTCATTACATATGTTTTATTCATTGCCCCAGGACTAGTTTCACTATGTCCTATAACTACTGCTATTTTCATATTTACACTCCCGCCAAATCAAGCGAAATAAGCTTATACTCTTTGCTTACACTCTCTCTAGTATAAAAGCGTATGTACGCCTTTGAACCCACTATCTCTATGCTCTCATCTATGATTATCATAGCTTCTCTCCACTTCTTGTGAGAAATGTCGTAAGATTTTAGAGCTAAAATCTTCTTAGCATTTACATCGCCTTTTTTATCTACTTCAAACGCTTTGGTTATAAGCGTTTTTATCTCTGGAGACGAACCCTCTGTCAGCTCATGTAAACACTCATCTATCTTAAGCTTTGCAATTTGTAGCTTCTCATCAAAGCTTATGCTGTCCGCATTACTTATCTGCACTTTCATAGTCCCAGAGTAGTTTTCAAGCGTGATGTTGCCTTTCTTTGAGTTCTTTAGTGCGTCTAAATTATAGTTTTGCAACAACAGTTCAAAGTAGTCATTAGCTTCACCGAATGCATCTTTTTTAAACTTGTTTAAAACACCACTAAGTTCACTGGCTTGTACAATTAGCTTCTCAACCAACTCATCTTTTATTTTTTCATCAGCTCTTATAAGGTCAGGATGAGTTCCCTCACCTTTTTTGTTGAGCCAATGACCATGATCATCTACTTTTGGCATCTTTACCTCTCTTCTTTGACTGAGCTATAGCGATGCACGCTGCCACACTCAAAGCTAGTCTTTTGTTTGTACTCACTTTTTCCTCTCCCAACATACATAACCGTAACGACTACACACCGCCACTCTCTCTTTTTTCTTTGCCTTTTTGACAATCCTTAGACCCATAACTTAACCTTTTTCGCATCTCGTCAGATGCAGTGGAATTTGGAGAACTCCATAGAGCTTATTACTCTGTAATAAACTCTAGCAATTCTTTTTAAAAACTATTTTATTTATATCAAGTCCAGTTCTATTGCAAAAAAGCAAAATCTCTGGAATTGGTGGGGAGTTTCTAGCTATTCTTGAAGCTAGTGTTTCAGCATTAACTCTTAATACTCCAGCCACATCATTGTCAAACACTTTATTTTCTTTTGTGTGTTCACAAAGAATATCTTTAATCCTCTCAACCATCTCTCTAGTGGAGATAAACTCATTATATTTTTTGCACATGCTTTAGAGGTGCTTTAATATCACTAATGCTATATCTATCAACAACTCCACCTACTTCAACATCTAAGTGAGTTATGACTTCCTTGTTGTCCCTTATGATTCTAATGACACCGCCAATAAAACCATTAACATAAACCTTTTTTCCATATTTTAATGCCATCTTTTATCCTTGCTATTTTTATAAAACTGATAACCCTCAGAGCCTATCCACCCCAGCACAAAACTACACAACGCCACTAAAACACCTATCTCTATAGATCCACTCATCTCTTACTCCCTTTGCAATCTTTGCAGTACTCTCTTACTTGCATATAGAGTCTATCTCTATGCACCTTTTGCTCTTTAGCCCATCCCTGGTACTTCACACAAACATCTATATGTATCACTCCTAAGAGTGGACACTCTTGCACCTCCTCTTTTAACTCCAAAAAAACCTCTTCTACTCTCTTAAGTAAGTTCTTAGGGTTTGGATACCTGCCCTTAAGCATCAAGTTTACTGTAGCTGGACTCTTACCTATAAGCCTTGCCACTCCTCTTTGTCCATGCAGCTCACAAGCCTTGCGTAGTAGAGTCATATTCATCTCAAAGCACCTTTTATCTTAAAAGCCCCACTCTCAACATCTAGTTTTAAAGCTTCAACTCTTGCGAGGTCTATATAAAAAGCCTTGCTTCCATCAACTCTCTCTATGGGCTTTATCTCTTTTATAAGCTCCAACTCATTCATCTTCTTAAACCACCTCTTAGCCACTGCAAAGCTTACATCTGCATTTTTAGCTATGGTTTGTTTGCTCATCTTTTGCTCAACCATCACATCAAGAAGCTTTACCAGCGGTGGAACAACCTCTATCTTTATCTCTTTGTTTAAGTTGTAGTCAAATACAACTCCATTTATGATAGATGGACTCTTAGACCCAGTACACTTCACAAGTGTATAAAGAGTGTTACTATAAGGCTTTACTCTCTCCCCTTGTACTATATACCCAGCACCCTTTAGATGCCAGATGATGTTTTTTAAGTAGTTTTGAGTCACACCTGTAACCATCATCACATCACCAAATCTAAACGAGCGATTTCTTCTCATATAGTTCCACACTTTTTTCAAAGCACTTGAAGTTCGTTTATATCTAAGCGGCTTATCGCTTTTTACTGTCGCCATACTCTGCTCCACTCTGTTTAAAGATCTTCATATCAACATCTTCTATGTCATTGACCTCGCAGTACTTCTCAAGTCTGATTAGAAGCACTTTTATCTGTCTAAGATTTGGGTATTTTTTATGAAAATACTCAACCAAATCCGCACCTAGTCTCAAGTCACTTAACTCACAAAACTTCTCTATATCTGTTTTGTGTATGGCTAAAAACTCCACAAACTCAACTATCCTTGAGTAAAAATGCTTATGTTTTTTGAGCTTTCTATTTGCCTCTTCCATACCAACAAAAAACAAAACTATTCCTGTCTCATCATGGAAGTCTCTAAACATCTCTAACACTTCAAACTTAGTACTTCTAAGCAGTGCATCTATCTCATCTACTATGATGATTCGAGGCTCTGCAACCAAAGACTCTATGACTCTTCTATACTTAACTGGGGAGTGTCCTGTAGTATCTACTCCTAGCTCCTCACACATCTCAGTAAGCACACTCGACTTACTCCATGTTTGAGCAGCTCTTAAAAGTATTGCATTTTCCATTGCAGCTATTTTTTCTAGCCCAAATGTCTTACCTAGTCCAAAGTGTCCAAACCCAAGCCCCATTTTTGGTGCAGTTCGTGGCAAGTTCTTTAGATTTTGTATCGCCTCGTATAATGTGCTATAATTCACAGTCGTAACAAACTCCTCTCTCATCTCTTATCCTTGTATTTTTTTAGTCTCGCAAAAAGACTTAAGCGATGAGAGAGTGCATCTCTCATCTGTTAAACCTTTAACTAGCTCTTCTTTTTAAAAACTCTTCATGGACCATCTCATACACCTCTGGATTGTCTTGCATGAGCTTTTCATCTTTATCGTTCTTTTGTTGTGGATTTTCCAAAACCCACATAAACCTCTCTTGGTAGCTCTTAAACGCAGGTCTTCCATTTGCAAGTACTTTAGGTGGCAAACCTTGCTCATCTCTTTGTGTAAAGTCATAATGGTTTGACTCCTCTAAAGCTTTAGCATCTCTAGTTTCTATCTCACGAGAACTCTCAAGCAGTGCATCTACCATTTGAGTATGCTTAGTAACCGCCACAGTCTGACTCTCTACCACATCACTTACAGCCTCTAACCTCTCCATAATCGAAGCATCATTGAAGCTTTGAGCCTCTTTAACTATCTTGTCAAGTTGTCTAGTCATGGCTAAGTGTCGAGCCTTAGCCCTCTTAGCCACATAACGACTCTTGCCTGTATGCTCCAAATCTTCAGCCAAACATACAAACTTCATATTTTCATCATAAACAAGTATGTAACCCATATCATCAGGAGCCATCACAAAGACACTCTTACCTGTAAGCTCTACTAGCTCTATGTGAGCATAGTTACACCCATCAAACGCTATGCCTTTTTTGCCGACCACTCTCACAGCACTCTCTCCAAGGAGCATGTCTAGCATCCTTACATCTGGCACACTCTGCACAGGCGAAGTGTCTTTGTTCCACTTGTTTATAGGCGAGGTTTTTATCCCCTTATGCTCTCTTTGCTCGTAAAGTTTGTCTGCCCATCTATCACACCACGACTGCAACTCATCGGCACTAAGTAGTATGTTTAGCTCTAAGCCTAAGTTCTCTTTTTTGAGCTTCCAAGCATCACGCCACGCTTGTTTCTCCTCTTTAGACTTTAGTTTTTGCTCCTCTCTCCATTTTTGTTGAGAGCCTATCTTATGAGCAAATGATTTTCTAGCTTGAAGCTCTGCTCTTTGAGCTACATTGTGTCCTATATATCCAGGGATCTGCTCAAAGAGTTCACGGCTAAGAGTTCCAAACACTCTCTCTACATGAGGCTTACACTCCCCACTAAAGGGTGGAACTACAACCATGTTTATGCCAAGGTTCACACAGATACTCTCAAAGTGGTTAGATGTATAGTCACGACCATTGTCTATCACAACATTCTCAGGTATGCCCCACTTTATGATGGTTTTACGAAGCAGTTGCGATATAGAGTAGCTACTACTTGTCTCACTCACATGAAACACAACTCTCCTAGTATGAACATCAAGTGCAGCTATGATTGCGTAGCGTTTTCCATCATCACACACCACATCAGCTGGAGTACTATCAAGTTCCCAGTAGTGGTTTCTATACTTAGCCTTTTCGCTCTCATTCCCATAAGCAGGCTGGTACTTGTTTTTGTAGTCATCTGGCGACTTGCTAAAGAGATACAGCAGTGGGTTTTGTCTCTTCCACTCCTTGTAGTAGTTGTTTAGTGCATCGTAACTTGCCATCGCCTCGCCATACTTATGGCACATATTGCGATGTACTTCACTTATCATAGGTCTGCTTGTTTTTACAAAGTACCTCTCGGCGGTCTCTTTTTGTTCATCACTTAGAGACTTCACACCGCTCTTTGCACCTCTAGTATCTACAAACTCCTCTACAACATTTACACCCCTAGCTTTAGC